GGAGACCAAACGCACAAGCAATACTTAGGAATTTAATGGAAACATTTTCTAAACATTGTAGGTTTATATTAACTTGTAATTATGTTGAAAAGATTATTGAACCTATTCAAAGTAGATGTCAAACATTCCAAATTATTCCTCCAACTAAAAAGGATGTAGCTGTACAAATGGATAAAATCTTAAAAACCGAAGATGTAAATTATAAGGTTGAAGATTTAGTACCTATTATAGATTCAGCATATCCTGATATTAGAAAGGTAATAAATACCTGTCAACTTAATTCATTTAAAGGTGAATTAAAAGTATCTAAAAATGATTTAATGGATTCTGATTTTAAAACTAAAGTTGTAGAAATCCTAAAATCTTCAGATGATACCAGAAACAAATATACCAAAATAAGAAAAACTATAGCAGATTCAAAAGTACAGGACTTTACAGAAATGTATTCACTTCTTTATGATAAAGTAGATGAATTTGCAAATGGGAGTGTAAGTGGAGTTATTTTAGTATTAGCAGAAGGTCAACATAGAGATGCGTTGGCTGTTGATAAAGAAATTCCATTTATGGCAACAATATTAAATATATTATCAAACATTAAATAAATTATGGCAAAACAATTGAAATTTGATGTATCCGCAAGAGAATCCCTAAAAAGTGGATTAGATACATTAGCAAACGCAGTTAAGGTTACATTAGGACCAAAGGGTAGAAACGTTCTACTACAAAAACAACATGGTTCACCACATATTACCAAAGATGGTGTATCAGTTGCTAGAGAAATCGAATTAGAAGATGTATTCGAAAATATGGGAGCTCAGTTAGTTAAAGAAGTTGCATCCAAAACTGCTGATGAAGCAGGTGATGGTACAACTACAGCTACAGTTCTTGCGCAAGAAATCGCTAGATTGGGATTTGAAGCAGTAGAAAATGGTTCAAACCCAATGGAACTTAAAAAAGGTATCGAAGATGCGGTTAAAATAGTAGTTAAAGAATTGGGTAATCAATCGATTATAATTGGTTCTGATAAAGATAAGATTAAACAGATTGCTACAATATCTGCAAACAATGATAATGTTATTGGTGAATTAATCGCTGGTGCATTTGAAAAGGTTGGTAAAGATGGTGTTATTACTGTTGAAGAGGGTAATGGTATTGAAACTTATATGGAGTTAGTAGAGGGAATGCAATTTGATAAAGGATATGTATCACCTCATTTTGTAACCAATCCTGAAAAAATGATGGCTACTTATGATAATCCATATATCTTATTGTATGATGGTACTTTATCATCTATGAATGATATTCTTCCTATATTGGAAGGAGTATCGCAAGAAAGTAGACCACTTATTATTATTGCTGATGATTTGGCAGGAGAAGTTTTAGGAACTTTGGTTGTTAATAAGATGAGAGGTAATCTTCAAGTATGTGGAGTTAAGGCACCTGGTTTTGGTGATAGGAAAAAAGAAATGATGAATGATATTGCAGTACTAACTGGAGGTCAGTTTGTTTCTTCTGAAGTTGGTGTTACGTTGGATAATATTACATTAGGTGAATTGGGTAGTTGTGAAAAGATTACTATTGGTAAAGATACAACTACAATTGTAAATGGTGGAGGTGATTCTGATGGAATCATAGAAAGGATTACTCATATTAAATCAGCTATTGAAAGTTCAACTTCAGATTACGATAAAGAAAAACTTCAAGAAAGATTAGCTAAACTAAGTGGTGGAGTTGCACGATTAAATATCGGTGCTGGTTCTGAGGTTGAACTCAAAGAAAAGAAAGATAGAGTAGATGATGCACTTCATGCAACTAGAGCAGCAATTGAAGAAGGTATTGTTGAAGGTGGTGGTATTGCATTACTTAAAATCCAAGATAGTTTTGGTACTCCATCAGGTGAAGAATCAGAATCATATCTAAAAGGAGTTGATATTATTAATAGTACATTAGCATCACCGCTTTCTCAGATTCTAAATAACTGTGGAGTTGGTGTAAAAGATGATATCGTAACCTACATTAAAGAAAATGGTGGTGGATACGATGCTAAGAATGAACAATTCGTAGATATGTTTGAATCTGGTATTGTTGACCCTAAGAAAGTAACGAGATGTGCTATTGAAAACGCAGCATCTATTGCAGGAATGATTTTAACTACCGAATGTATGGTAGTTAATAAACCAAAGGAGGAAGTAGTAAATGGCTAATTCAATGTATACATGGGTTCAAGTAGAGAATCTAAATAGTGGTTCTAAAAAAGAACTACTAAAATTATTATCACCCGAAAGTGGTTCTTATCAATTAGATGCAACACAATTTTCAGAAAGATATTTTGAAGGAAGTGAACCATCGGAATCATATGATAAGTATTCTTTTCGAATTGATGAGTATGGAGCTAAGTGGTGGTATATAAATGATTGTTATGATAACGGAGATGATATAGAATTCAATATAGAAAGTGCATGGTCTGTACCACAATCTTTACTTGAAAAACTGAGAAATTGGTTAGTTGCAAAAAATGAAAATGTTATTCTGAGAGGAACATACGAAGATGAATCATTTAATCCAACTGGTGCATTTATATACGCTAAGGATTATGATGATATTGAGGATACAGATATAGATGCAGACTCAATAGATTGGGATAAGATGTATGAAGATGATGAATACAGAGATGTGCTAGACCAGAAACGATTCGATTTAGCAGATAGCTTATTTGAATCATATCAAGAAACACTAAAAGAAAATAAAAATGGCTAAAATTATAGGAATGAATGGTGGAGGAAAAAACACACCACCAAAAGGACCAGGCGGACCACAACAACCAAAGATAGATTTATCTAAAGCAAAGGAAATGAAATGTACCAATTGTGGAGGTACAATATTCATACCTGGTCAGAAATTCTTAACCATATCAAAGATTATAACAGGCACACCGCAAGATGCTATTATTCCTGTTGAAATTTGGTTATGTGGGGATTGTGGAGAAGTAAACGAACAATTATTACCAAAAGAATTTCAAACTAAAAAATAAAATGGCTAAATCATTATTCGACCATATAAAGGCAATAACAAACGAACAGAATCCAAATTATTTTGATACGTTGGAAGATTCTGATTTAAAGAGTTGGTCTAATTATATGATTCATAGATTTCTATCAATGAATTCAGATTGGATTGATTTAATAGCTGAACTACAACCATATACACAAGCGTTAGAACCAAAAGCATTATACTTAGCATACATTGGTATTCTACCAAAGGGTAGGCATTATTTAAGATATGTTAAAGGTAAGAAAGACCAGAAATATGAAGATTGGTTATTGGATTTACTAACTGTGGAATATGAGTGTTCCAAAAGACAAGCTACCGAATACTTAGAGATACTTTATGCAACTCGAGAAGGAAGAGAGCAGATAAAATATATTTGTGAGAAATATGGTACAGATAAAAAGCAAATAACAAAATTAAAATTAAAGGTATAAATCCTTGTATATATCAAATATATTTCGTATATTTGGTAAAATAAAAGTTATAAATGGGAGAACAGGACAATTTATCCAAATTTGGTAATTCATTCCAATCTAAGGTAATATCAGCTTTATTAACAGATGAAAAGTTTTTAGATAAACTTCAAGAAGTAATATCACCTAAGTTTTTTGAATCGGATGCAAACAAATGGATAGTTGATGAAATTATTGATTATCACGATGAATATAGGAAAGCACCATCAATGGATGTTTTCAAACATAAGTTAGCTACGTTAGATAATGATATTCTTAAAACTACAGTTGTTGAACAACTTAGACACGTTTATACTCAGATTGGTAATGTAGATTTAGATTATATCAAAAAAGAATTCACATCTTTTTGTAGAAATCAAAATTTAAAAGGAGTAATTTTACAATCAGTTGATTTACTAAAAGCAGGAAACTTTGATAGAATCAAAGATTTAGTAGATAAAGCTATGAAGGTTGGTACTGAAACCGATTTAGGACATGATTATAAGGATGATTTCATATCTCGTATGGAAGATGTTAAACGTTCAACAGTTCCTTCAGATTGGTCACCTATAAATGATTTAATGGATGGGGGATTAGGACCAGGTGAATTAGGAGTTGTAGTAGCACCATCGGGTGTTGGTAAAACTTGGATTCTAACTGCTTTAGGAGCATCTGCGGTAAGACAGGGGTTAAGTGTGGTTCACTACTCAATGGAGCTATCTGAACACTATGTAGGAGCAAGATACGATACAGTATTCTCAAAGATACCATCATCTGATATAAAAGAGAAGAGAGATATAGTAGAAGAAAAAATTAGAGGATTAAAAGGTAACTTAATGATTAAGTACTTTCCACCTAAAGGGGTATCCTCAAAAAAGATTGCGCAACACATTGATAAGATGATAGCTAATGATAACAAACCAGATTTAATTATATGTGATTATGCTGATTTATTATTATCACATTCAAATAAAACAGATTCGACATATGCAGAGCAAGGTGGTGTTTACATTGACTTGAGAGGTTTAAGTGGTGAATATGGTATACCTGTTTGGACAGCATCACAAACAAATCGTTCAGCAATAGATTCTGAAGTGATTGAAGCAGATAAGATTTCTGATTCATACGCTAAGGTAATGAACGCAGATTTCATTATGAGTTGGAGTAGAAAAGCAAAAGATAAATTGAACAATACTGCTAGAGCTCATATTATGAAAAATAGATTCGGACCAGATGGAATTACATTCCCTTGTAAGATGGATACTAATACAGGTTTTATAGAAGTTTATGATGGACAATCATCTGAAGGTATGTTATCAACTAAGGAATCAGCTAGTGGTGAAAATCAAAGAAAACAATTGTTGCACAAAAAATATGTGGAAAATATGGGCTTTTCGAAGTCTACCACAAATCAAGAGAGTATGGGATTTTAAAATACTCTTAAAAAAAGTGTATGTATTCGGATTTTTTTTCTAATATATACTATAGTTATATTCACCGAATACATATTTTCGGTATAATTTAAATTAATAAAAAAAGAAAAATTTTATGGCAAATTCACAAGAACTATTCGAACAAATTAAAGAGTTATATACTCAATTCGAAGCAGAACACAATGGAACAACAAAAGCAGCTAAATCAAGAGCTAGAAAAGCAATTGGTGAAGTTAAGAAACTTGTAACAGATTACAGAAAAGCATCAGTAGAAGAAAATAAATAATTAAAAAAGTTATAGAAAATGAGCAAACTATTTAAAGAACGAATTCCGTTCAAACCATTCGAATATCCAATATATCATACAGAAGGCTGGTTGAAACAAGCACAGGCATTTTGGTTACATACCGAAATCCCCATGTCAGGTGATGTTAAAGACTGGAACGAAAAATTGACAAATGAAGAAAAGCATTTGGTTGGAAATATTCTTTTGGGGTTTGCTCAAACTGAATGTGCGGTATCCGATTATTGGACTAATATGGTTACCGATTGGTTTCCTAAGCATGAGATAAAACAAATGGCGATGATGTTCGGTTCACAAGAAACTATTCACGCTACTGCTTACTCATACTTAAACGAAACATTAGGATTAGATGATTTCTCAGCATTTCTGCATGAACCTGCAGTAGCTGAGAAATTTGAACTCCTTACTTCAACTACAGCTAATTGGACACATGAGGATTTAGCAAAGAATCCAAAAGCAAGACAAGAAGTTGGTAGAAGTTTAGCAATCTTTTCAGCATTCGCTGAGGGGGTATCTTTATATTCTTCATTTGCGGTACTTTACTCATTTCAAATGAGAGACTTACTAAAAGGTATTGGACAACAAATGAAGTGGAGTGTAAGAGATGAATCTTTACATTCTAAAATGGGATGTCAGTTATTCAGACATATGTGTGATGAATATCCTGAACTATTAGAAGAATGTAAAGAATCAATCGAACAAGCTGCAAAACTAATTGTAGAACTCGAAACAAAATTTATTGATAAGATGTTTGAAATGGGTAACTTAGAAAATCTTGATAAAGATGATTTAAAGGAATTCATAAAAGCAAGAACAAATACGAAATTAGCTGAGTTGGGATACAATCCAACAGAAGGTGGAGATTTCTATTTTGATTTCAATAAAAAGAAAGCAGAAAAGTTAGAA